ACAACAATTTCTGATTCCGCCTGAGCAGCAGTAGCAAATACTAATGCTGCGGTGGTAACAAGAAGTTTAAATGTTTTCAAAATAATTCCTTTCTTACTTGAAGTATTGTTATAACATGTTTATAGAACCTTGTCAACCTTTATTTGCGATAAATAACTATATGCCTAAGCTCAGTTTATATAGATCCAACAAACAAAACGATTATCGTTTCCTTGACAGAACGATAGCCGAGCAATTCACTGTGGGTGGAACAGACCTATATATTCACAAATACTTAGGTCCGGCGACGGGTGATACATCAACTGACTTCACTCAGCCGAACTATGATACGCTAGACCCGCTGAACATTCAAGACTTGCTGTTCTTAGAGAACCGTGATAGAAAGTATGATAAGAACATCTATCGTCTTCGCGGTCACTATAACGTACAAAACTTAGACTTTGACTTAAGCCAATTCGGGCTGTTCCTGAATAATGATATCATCTTTATCACTGTCCACTACAACGATATGATAGATCTTGTAGGTAGAAAACTTATGGTCGGTGACGTACTGGAGCTTCCGCACTTACTTGATTACAATCCACTTAATGAAACTATTCCAGTTGCGTTAAAGAGATTCTATCAAATCACGGATAGTAACTATGCAAGTGAGGGCTTTAGTCAAACTTGGTATCCTCACTTATGGCGTATTAAGTGTGAACCGCTTATCAACAGTGAAGAATTTACTGATATTCTTAAAGAACCGATCAATCAAGACAACTATCTCGGTGATTGGGATAAAGATAGAACTTATCCGCCCGGCTATACTATTGCATTTGGTGACAAGATTTACGAGTCTATCCAAGAAGTACCGATCGGGGTCAAACCTCCTGACCCAGCGTATTGGCTTCTCAAAGAAAATGATAGTTTGGCAAGTATTCTCTCTACGTACAACAAGAATATTGCAATCAATGATGCTGCACTAAGAGAAGCACAGAGATTAGTACCTAAGGCAGGATACGATACTAGTAAGCTATATGTTGTTCCCACGTATGGCAAATTCAAATCTAATAATGTATTGTCCGAAGAAACTAATCAGCCGGCGCCTCCTATTAACATAGTTACTTCGGGAAATACAGGCACTACTATTCCCGTAGAAGGAACTGTGGTACTCATGCGTAGTCCAAAGTATAAAAATGCTAGTGCCGGAATTAAAATTAAAAAAGAAGTTCTTGCTAGTATTTGGGACATGACTGCTGACATGGATATTGAAGACAAACTAGATAGATTTGTACAAGCTAGTTTGAATATGGTAGAAGAAACACCTAAATTAACGGAAAGCGGTTCTGGTTCAGTAGAAACTACAAAATCTCTTGCAGTACAGTCATTGGGTATAATTACAGGGCCTTATGGTACTGCTGATAATACATATGCTACAGCCGATCAAGACCCCGACGCAACTGGATTCACTGCCGATATTACCCAACAGATGGACTATCGTGCAGACTGTGATCCTGCATTTCAGTATATTACGAGAGCAAGTCCTAGAGCATTCGGATATAGCACAGGATATATGACTGGTGACGGCACTGCTCCCAATGGATATCCGGTTGGTGCTGGAATAAGTTTCCCGCAAAATCCGCAAGTAGGTGACTATTTCTTGCGCATTGACTATATGCCGCAGATATTATATCGTTGGAATGGTCAATTATGGATTCGCATTAGTGAGAATGTAAGAACTGATACTGGATTCACTGCTCAGGATACTTCACTATTGTCAGGATTTATTAACAATGAAGGTGAAATCTATCTAAATAGTACAGGAGAAGTTATTCCAGAGGCGCAACCATTGTCATCTGTTCTTCAACCTGCTCTTGATGTAATACCACCGGAAATATAAATTATGGCTGCCTACTTTTATGATAATCAACTCAGAAGATTCTTAATTCAATTTGCAAAAATATTCAGCAATTGGTATGTCACTAGGGGAAAAGATCCAAACGGTAATGATATATTAATCCGTGTTCCTATAATGTATGGTGACAGTAGCAGACAAGCGGCTACTATAATTGCAAATAATAGTGCAAGTAATTTACCAAGTGCACCATTAATTACATATTATATAAGTGGATTAGAATACGAACAAAATAGAACTCAAAATCCTACATTTGTTGATAAAATGCAAATTAGACAGAGAGCAGTAAATCAAGAAACTGGTGAGTATGAGCAGGTTCAGGGACAAGCATTTACTCTTGAGAGGCTGATGCCGGTTCCTTATAGATTAAGAATCACTGTTGATTTTTGGACAACTAACTATCAACAAAAATTAGAAATTATTGAGCAATTGGGTACATTATTCAATCCCGCACTAGAATTGCAAAGTACTGACAATTTTGTAGATTGGACCTCGTTAACCGCAGTATTCCAAGATGGTTTAACATTTACAAGTAGAAGTATTCCTCAAGGTACAGGTAATCCCATTGATGTATTGACTTGGAAATTTTATATGCCAATTTGGTTAACTACTGCTAGTAAGCTTAAGAAGATGGGAGTCATTCATAAAGTTATTGCGAGTATCTTTAAAGGAAAAGCATTAGAAGATATTCAAGACGAAGACTTACTGCTGGGCACCAGACAAAAAATTACCCCATATGGATATAAATTATTATTATTGGGTAATCAACTTCAACTATTGCCTCAAGCCACTGCATTCTATCCTCCCAATAGTTCAATAGAACAGCCTGTCACCCCGAATACAGACTTGTATTGGTCTAGCTTGTTAAACGTCTACGGAGCAATTAAGCCGGGCATTAGTCAGATTTGGTTACAAAATCCATATATGGAAGATGACATTGTTGGTACAATTGTGCCTAACCCAATTGATGATAGATTTCTAATTTATAATATTGACCCGGACACATTGCCGCAAAATACACTGGAGCCGATTAATGCAATCATCAATCCGCAATTGACAGGCCCTAATGCAGGATTGCCCGGACCCTTCCCCGGAACTAGATATCTTATTGTTGAAAGCATAGGATATGACGGTGATTCTACTGTTTCTTGGGGTGATTTAGTTGCAGCAGCCAATGATATCATACAGTACAACGCTATTACCAATGAATGGGAAGTAGAGTTTAGTGCAGATGATGCAACTACGGTAGAATTTGTGACTAATTTGACTACTAACATACAATATAGATATGTTCCAAATGAGGGCATGTGGGTTAAGTCATTTGAAGGATGGTACGGAGAGGGTGACTATAGCATCGTTATCTAATATGATTAAACAAGCAGCTGGTGTATTCTTTTATAGCTCATCGACACGTAGATTTTTGTATCTATTACGAACAGACAAACAAACTTCAACTTGGAGTATTCCTGGTGGCGGCATAGATCAAGATGAAACATTACTTGAAGGTATTGCAAGAGAGTGTATAGAAGAAATGAATTTTGATATTTCTGATTGTAAAATTATACCTATTCAAAAATTTGTAAATGGTAACTTTACATATCATACATTTTTTTGTGAAGTTGAACAAGAATTCATTCCTACATTAAATCATGAACACGTAGGGTATGCATGGGTGAAGGACGGCCTATATCCGAAGCCTTTACACCCCGGATTATTTTCTACTGTGAATATTGATATTGTACTTGAAAAACTGAATAGTCTTACTTGATTACATTCCGAAAAGTTTCTCTACGAAAGGGAATCCAATTGCGCCTGCTAGGATTCCAGCTCCCATAAGCATCCATCTCCATTTTTCTAGAGCGGATACTTTCTTTTCAACTTTGTCGTGTTGGGCTTTATTTTCTTCTTGGAAGTTTGTAATGAGTTGTTGTGTTGCAGATGCAGATACATCAATATGAGAGCGCAAATCCTTCAGGTCAGTCTTAATATCATCCATTTTTTCATTTAGATATCCATACTGTACCTGAAGGACTGCAATTTCGGTCTCAGTCTCTTTAATCTTTTGAACTGTAGAAGCCTGAGCCATAGTTTATTCCTTATGCGTTGCCAATTGTTACGATTGGGTAAGGCTGTGCGTTTCCTGCATCCGGAGCAGCAGCACTATTGAAGCTTGAGTATGCTGGGTTAGCATTCTGCAATACAATGTTGCCTGTTGCAACAGGACCTGAAGTTGCAGTGAACAATTCAGCAGTGTGATCGCTCAAGCTCTGAACCTTAACAGTTCCTGAGTTAGCATAAGTTGCAGTGATAGTCATTGTGTTTGCAAGCAATGCTGTATTAGCAACGTTAGCTGTATAAACAGCGCCAGTTAGTCCAGATGATGATCCAGTAACAAGATACTTCTGCTTGCCTTTTTGACGAACGATGTAGCCTGCTTCAGGTGTACCGTATGTCAATGCAATTCCTGAAGCGTTAGCAGTTGCGTTTGCTGCAAAAGTAGCAAATTCTGCGTTAGCATTAGCAATATCATCAACGATACCGAGAATAGCACCATCAGTGTTATAAACAATAGTACCATCTGTTAGTGTGTTTGCTAGGTCAGTTCCAACACCATCAATGTTTGCACTATCATCTGCTACAGTAATAGTACCTACGCCTGTTAGACCAATGCATACGTTAGCAAGAACTTGCTTACCGTAGAGTGCAGTGTTACCACCGACTACTGAGTAAGTATTTGCGTTTGTTGCTGGCCATTGAGGACCAGTTGGGTTGTTGAAATACATGTCAACTGGAGCAACTGTAGTTGCAACTGTTTGACCAGTAGTTGCTGACAAATCAACCTTAGTTGAATCTGGGTTGGCATTTAGCGGTGTTGCAGAAACAGTGAATGTGCTGTTATTGCCTGCATTTACTACTTGAAGAATCCAGTAGAGTGTGCCGGCGATTAGTCCGCCAACGTTAGTTGCAGTTACGAATGGCATACCAGCAATGATGCCGAGATTAGTGAAGTTTGCTGAAGTTGTTACGATGTCTGTTGCAGCAGCGGTTGCAGTAATAGTTACGACTGCCTGTGCCTTTGCGATTTTTAGTGGTCTACCCATTTGTTTTCTCCTATGAAAAGCGAGTTCTAGTCGCTACGCAGTGGGTACTGCATAAGCTCTCCTCATTGAGAACGTTACAATGTATTTAGCTTTATTACGAAATTATTCGGTACCGGTAACAGCATGTGGCATGCCTAATTCTGTTACTGAGAAAGGAGCAGCAGTGCCGTTAGCAGTGATATAAGCAAGATAATTACCTTGCCCAACAATAAAACTATTGTCTACTGTGTTTGCAGGAATAACTTCACACGCTGTTACGTTTGCAGAAACACTAGAGTTTCCTACATTAATTGCGATTGCACAACCTGTGGTTGCAATGCGAATTTTGTCTGTTGCTAGCGGTCCTATTCTTGCACTTGAACCACTTGGCGTTTGAATTAATGATGCCATTTTATTATCCTTATAATCTTCCGACTGCTACTTCAATGACACCTTCATAGCCATCAAAGACTTGTAGAGCTTTACCTATTACTGTACCCAAAGCAGG